ATAAGATCTATCAGCCAAAGGTTAAAGAAAGTAAATTTATCAAGGTAAGAGATTATATACAGGGTACGGAACAATTAGTATTTGATAAACCTTATTTGATAATTACATCTTCCCTTAAAGATCTGATGGCATATCAAAAACTAAAGATTAGTAATTCAGAAGTAATTGCACCAGACAGTGAGAATACTATGATACCTGAGAACATAATGAATAGCATTAGTTCTAAGTATCAAAAAGTATGTGTGTTGTTTGATAATGATGAGGCTGGTATAAAAGCTGCTGAGAAGTATAAATCAAAATATGGTTTTGAGTATGTAGTGTTAGAACTTGAGAAGGATTTATCAGATTCTATTAAAACACATGGTGTAGATAAAGTAAGAGATAATCTTTTGCCATTATTAAAACAAACATTATTATGAGTTGGATATATCAAGGTAAAGAGTTTGATGACAAACAAATTCCAGATGGAGCAGTAGGCTTTGTTTATATAATGTCTGCTATTATAGATGGAAAATCAGTTTTATATGTAGGTAAGAAAAACTTCTTTGCTAATGTCAAAAGACCTCTTGGCAAAAAAGCTCTGGCTATGTCTACAGATAAAAGATTAAAAAAGTACAAAAGAGAACTGAAACCTGACTTTATGAATTATTACAGTAGTAATAAGATTCTTAAAGATGCTCACAAATCAGGAGTACCTATCAAAAGAGAAATTCTTAGGATATGTTATTCTCAGATGGAGCTTACTTATCAGGAGACTAAACATCAGTTTATCTATGAAGTACTTGAAAAACAAGAATTCCTAAATGGTAATATTTTAGGTAGGTTTTACAAATTCAAATAATTATGACAGAACAAGAATTAATGCAAACCTTGATCCAGTTAGCGGATCTGGGGGTTACTGGTATTAGAATAAGTTATGAAGGTGGAGGAGATAGTGGTTGTATAGAAGATATGATGTATACAGATAAAGAGGGTGTTTCACTTATTGAAGTTCAAAATTTATCTTGGGATTCTAAGAATCTAAGAAACTTAAGTAATGAACTTGCAAACAATATAGAAAACTTTACTACAGATACAATTCTTGATACCATAGAAGATTGGTGGAATAATGAGGGTGGTAGTGGTACATTATCTATACTAGTTCCTTCCGGAGAATATAATGTAGAAAACAACATTAGAAGAGTTGAGTATGATGAGTTTTTTCATGAAGGTAATTTATTTAGAAAAACAGAAGACTAATGTCACATCCTTGGCAACATGCAAAATCCTCTGCTAGAAAGTGGGGAGGTTTTCCAATTGATTACATAGAGATTCATAACTGGTTTGATGAAACTAAAGCTTGGATAGGACATAGTAAACATAGAATGTTCAGACACCACAGTGAAGGAATATTTGAATGTGAGAAAAAGTTTGGACCAAGTTTTGAAAATTCAGAAGGTAAAACTGTATACACAAGATATGTTGGAGAGCAACATGTAAAGGAAGATTGCAATGGTTATATTCCTACTGCAAAAGAATGGGTTACGATGATAGCTTCAGGAAAACTTGAATCTTGGGCTATAAAAACCCTGAAAATAGAAGATTAGTTGTTTTAGTTATATTTATTTGTATATTTGTTATTACATATAAATATATAACTCTTACAATTATGAAAGTACTTCCTGATTCAGAACAAGAAAAACAATTGATTACCAATTATTTAAACAGTTCACTTAGCATGTTAGCATTTGCAAAACAAGAAGGTTTAAAAAGAGGTATCATTGAAAGAATTGTTAAAAGAAATAATCTTAACAAGATCTATGAAAAAGGTAAACCAGCTTTAACTAGAAAAGAATTTGAGTTACATCAAAAACTTTATACTAAAGATGGGCAACCTACAAAGTTTATATATCTTGGAAGAAAAAGTGTCAAAAAAGACAACAGAACATCAACTTTATTACATGTACAATGTGCTTGTGGAACAAAAAAATGGCTACCATACAGTGCTGTTATAAACGGTAATACAAGAACTTGTGGAAAAGCTCCTTGTTTTCCTTTTGAAGATAAAAAAAGTATAGTTACAAGTCATAAAGGCTTGTACAGATCTTATGTTTATCATGCAAAAGAAAGAAACATTGACTTTAATTTATCACTTGATGAGTTAGTTGAAATATCTTCTAATAATTGTGCATATTGTAACAAACAACCTTCACAGTTATATCAGATATTAGATGCTAAAACTAAGAAAGTTAGATCAGGAGTTCCTTTTTATTATAATGGAATAGATAGGGTTGATAACACTATTGGTTATAATAAAGAAAATTGTGTTGCTTGTTGTAAGCAGTGTAATAGATGTAAAGGTAAAATGACACTTGTAGAATTTAAAACATGGATAAAAGCTATTCATGATAACTTATTTTAATTAATAATTAATAAAATGGAACAACTAAAATATGTGTATCCAGTTGGAGATTTTTTAAGCGGATTTTCAGAGAATCAAAATAACCCGTGTGACTATGAACTAGAATGTCAAAGAATGGTAATTAGAGGTGTAGAATATTTTGATCAACACCCAGAACTATTTGATTTAATAACAACTACAAAAGTGAATGCTTTTGATGATGTAATGAAACCTATGATTGATTATATGTGTTTAAATGAGGAAAATCCAGAAGAATCAGATGGTCAAACAGGTGCAATGGTAGCTCATACTGTAAAAGTAGCATATCATGCTAAAAAGATGGGTTGGGAAACATACATCTCTAAAATTACTAATGTATCTGAATAAATGGATTGATAATATAAATACACCTACAGAGTGGATGATAAAAACATTAAAAATTGAAGACTAATGATTTTAACAAAAGAAGAAGTAAAAAATCTGATTGGAATGCTAAGGTCTCCCGACAAAGATAATAGACTTGTAGCTTTTAAGATAATAGAAGATCTAGATCTTAAAAAGCATGTTGGGGAGATAATGGTAATGTATAAATATGGTGAGTATAATTTAGAGAGTTGGGAAGCTGACTGTAAACCTGCACATGAGTTTATAGTAAAGAGGATTGAAAAGTTCAATGGAGATTGGGAATATAAACTAAGCTCTGGAGAAATACTTTCACTAATGACAGCAAATAAATCTAGTAAGCAATCAATAGAATTATTCTTAGAATATTTTATTAGAGACATGACTAAGATGTTAGATGCTATGGGGTATCCCACAGATAAGTTTGAGTTAGATATAAAACTAAAAGAAGATGGACAAACAAAAGAGTCTTGGTAAAATTAGCAAAGAGCTTATGTTGAAAGAGCCCTATTATGGGTTCTTTCTTATTATGCTCAACAAAGTATGGAGAAAAGATCTTCCTACTGCAGGTGTGAGTAAGAATGGTATCAACTTTCAGTTGGCTATTAATGAAGATTTTTGGACAGGCCTCAGTGAGATGCATCAGATGGGATTACTAAAGCATGAATTACTTCATATTGCTTTTGGTCATCTGACAAGCTTTAAGTCTTTTAAGAACAAGAGACTTGCAAATGTGGCAATGGACATGGAGATCAATCAGTATATAGATGAGGATTGGTTGCCAGAGGGAGGAATAGATATAAATAACTATGAAGATCTAAATCTTGAGAGAAAAGCTGGTTGTAGATATTACTATGACAAACTAAATCAGTTTCAAGATGAGAAAGATAAGAATGGCACATGTGGTAATGAAGGGATGGATCAGTTACTTGATCAAGTAGCAAGTGGGGATGTACCTGACCACAGTACATGGGAAGAGTTTGAAGATCTTAGTGAAGCTGAAAAGAAGTTAATTGAGAAACAATTACAGAAAGTTTTAGCTGATGCTAAAGAACAAACTATCAAAAAGCGCGGGAATATTCCAGGTGAGATAGAAGGAGTAATTGTTATTGAGGAAATAGTTCCACCTAAGTTTGATTGGAGAGGATATATTAGAAGGTTTACTGGAGTGAGCACAAAGGTATTTACTAAGAAAATCCGTAGAAAAGAAAACAGAAGGTTCTCTGACAATCCGGGTCTGAAGATTAAAATGAAACAACATATGTTGTTAGCTATTGATACTTCAGGTTCTGTAAGTGATTCTGAGCTACAAGAGTTCATGGGTGAGATTCACCATATTTACAAAGTAGGTGTAGATGTTACTGTAATACAGTGTGATACTAGTATTAAGTCTATTGAACCCTATAAGGGAAAACATGAGATAAATGTAGCAGGAAGAGGAGGAACAGAGTTTGATCCTGTCTTGGATTATTATAATGCTAACCAAAAGAAATATACTAGCCTGGTGTATTTTACTGACGGTGAGTGTTATACATCTGTAGTACCAAAAGGTAATGTCCTTTGGGTATTGTCAGAAAGATCACATATGAATGAAGATTTACCAGGTAAAGTAATTAAGTTAGAACTATAAAAAAAGAGTTATGAGTCAAGTACAACTAAATGTTGAAGAGTTAAAAGGTTTTATTAAGCATATGGTTAATAATAACCAGCATATACAAGCTCAAGGTAAAGTACCTGTGGCAATTAATATTGAGGGTGATGCAGGTCTTGGTAAGACTTCTGCTATTATGCAGTTAGGTAAGGAACTTAATATGCAAGTTGTAAAATTAAATTTATCTCAGCTAGAAGAGTTGGGTGACTTGGTGGGTTTTCCTGTTAAAGAATTCCAAATCCAGAATGCAGAAGGTAAAACTACCTGGATAAATGAATCTCAGATAAATGCAGCAAGTGTAAAGGGTTATAAGGTAATTGGGAAGAGAATGTCTCATGCTGCTCCTGAGTGGATTCAAGGTAAAGGTGAGGGTGGTTTCTTAGTATTGGATGATTATACTCGTGCGGATTAACAAAATATGCAGTCTAATAGTGTTAGTGTGAATAATTTAACTATCTTT